GAGCTGACTGGTTCACGATGGATGCAGATGTCGGTGCCGGTATTGCTAACTATAACGTGCGTTTTACAGCACCGTATGAATACTCACGCCTGCCTGGTGCATATTGGCAGGTAACTGGCAAAGTGGAGGTGCGCGGTGCCTGATCCTAGTTTATCCGCAGCGATTGCCGAAGCTTATGCCAGCGCTCCGGCTGGTGAAGTTGTTATTCATACACTGGAGTTTCGGCATCCGTCATTTACTACGCCATTGCGCGTGGTGCGTGATAAGCAGGATATCACTGCCACCCTGGAGGCTTCGGCTCCCATTGATCCATCCACGGCAGTCACTTTTGTTGGTTTCGCATTTGATCTGGAATTGCCGGATGTGACTACTGGACCTAGTCCAGAGCTGTTGATCACGATTGATAACGTCAGCCGGGAAGTGCTTGTATACATGGATCAGGCGGCCAACTCATCAGATCTGATCGAGGTAACGTACCGGCCATATCTGGCAAGCAACTTATCAAGTCCGCAGATGGATCCACCGCTCACGATGGTGGTGCGTGATGTTGAGGCTGATATTTTCAGTATTACGGCGCGCTGCGGATTTGGTGACTTTGCCAATAAACCTTTCCCGCGTGATGTTTATGATCTCACGCGCTTTCCTGGATTGCTGACACTATGAATTGGATTCGTGAATATGTCGGCCAGCCGTGGGTGCATGGTGAGCATGACTGCTGGGCATTTTTTCGGCGTGTGCAGCTTGAACAATTCAATCGTGCAGTACCGGTCATCGATGTGGATGCATTCAACACGATGGCATGTGTACGTGCATTTAATACGCATGAAGAGCGTAAGCACTGGCAGGAAGTTGCTATTCCGAAAGATGGCGATGCAGTATTGATGTCGCAATCCACACAGCCAACGCACGTGGGGGTCTGGGTGAACGATGGCGTATTGCATTGTGTCCGCAATACCGGCGTGGTATTCAGCAGCCTGCGTGCGCTGAAGAGTTTCCCTTACAACGTGACTGGCTACTATCGGGCGGTACAATAATGCTGGCTACAGTAATCTACGCAACCAATCCGTTTCACCCATCGCGCAATCGCAGCGTAGTGCCGATTCGCCGCCGCCGCAGGATAGACAAACTCGCACCAAAAACTGAGCGACCATTCATTTGTTTATTAAATGGTCAGCCATTATTGCGTAAAAATAAAGGCTGGCACCGCTCTATTAAAGATGGCGACACGCTGGCTTTTGTGAGTCTGCCACAAGGTGGTGGGGGTGGTTCAAACCCGCTCAAGATTATCCTGGCAATCACGATCGCTATCGCAGCACCGTATTTAGGTCAGGCTATTGCCCAAGGCATGATGGGTGCTGGTTTTGGCCTGGGTAGTTTTGGCAGCACTTATGCAATGGGTGAATTCATCGGTGCTGCAGTTGGCTTTGGTTTAAAAATGCTGGTCAATGCACTGATTCCGGATCCAAGTCCGTCATCATCGCAGCAGTCCATGAAATCACTGCAGGCTGCATCGCCTACCTACAATCTATCCGCGCAGGGTAACCAGGCGCGTGTCGGTCAGCCTATACCAGTCATGTATGGCCGCAACATGATCTATCCTGACTTTGGCGCACAGCCATATACTGAGTATGCCGGTAACGAGCAATATTTATACCAGCTATTTGTCGTTGGCCAGGGTGAGTATGATATCGAGCAGATCAGACTTGAGGATACCATCATTGAGTCATCTGCAATTGAGGATGGCGCTATTCATGATGCCACCGGTGCTTTTGAAGAAATTCAATACCAGATCTGCTATAACCAGAATGTGACACTGTATCCTGCCAATGTCAGCAACTCCGTCGAGGTTACCGGTCAGGAAGGTGACTGTATTGCTGGCACCTATTCTCAAACGACAACAGTGATCACTGTCACGCGTACCGGTCATGGATTCACAGCCGGGCAGGTCAAATATTTAAACTTTACCAGTGGTACTGCGCCAGACGATTTTTATACCATTGCGACCGTGCCGACAGCAGATACTTTCACAGTTACGGCTGCATCTGCAACCACATCAGGTAATGTCAACATTGGCAACGTCATCGGTGCATTTGTGGCAAATGCTGCAGGCACTGATGCCAATGCGATCGGATTTGACATCGTGCTGCCACGCGGCCTTTATTATGCAAATGACAACGGTGGGCTGGATACTAGATCTATTGATTTCATAGCCCAGGTACGTGAAGTAGATGATCTGGGTGCTCCTGTTGGCAGCTGGACAACAGTGGTTTCTGACACGATTTCAAAAGCGACGACAACTCCGCAGCGGTTTTCATATCGAGCTGCAGTTGCTGCAGGTAGATATGAAGCGCGTTTTGCGCGAACCAGCATAAAAGATACTGATACACGGACTGGCAATGATATTGCCTGGGCAGGTTTACGTGCCTATATGCCTGGCGTGCAAAACTATGGAACCATCACTGTCTTAGCTTTAAAAATGCGCGCTTCTAATCAGTTAAGTGTGCAGTCTAGTCGTCGTATTAATGTGGTAGCAACACGTAAATTGCCAGCATGGAACGGATCAACCTGGAGCGGTGCTGTAGCCACCAGAAACCCGGCATGGGCAATTGCTGACATTTGTACAGCAAGCTATGGTATGCAATTATCAACCAGCCGTATTGATCCGGATGGCTTGCTATCACTTGCAACTACGCTGGCAGGACGAGGTGATAATTTTGATGCGATCTATGACGCGCAGCAGCCGTGCTGGGAGTCTTTATCACAGATCGCACGTTGCGGCAGGGCGTTGCCTTATATCCAGGGCGGTGCTGTTTATATTTCGCGCGATAGTGCAGCAGTGACTCCGGTGGCCATGTTCACCATGCGCAATATTATTAAGAACACATTCAAGCTCTCTTATTTATTCCCAAATGAAGAGACAGCAGATGCTGTGGATATCGAGTACTGGGACAACGGTACATTCCAGCCAAAGCAGGTGCGTGCTGCCTTACCAGGATCAACAGAATCAACCGTTGCTAAACGCCAGTTATTTGGCTGCTCAAGTCGTGCCCATGCCTGGCGTGAAGGTATGTATATGGCAGCGGCCAATCGCTACCGCCGCCGCATGCTGTCATTCCAGACTGAGATGGAAGGCTTTATTCCAAGCGTGGGTGACCTGATTGCAGTGCAGCATGATATGCCGCAATGGGGTGTATCTGGTGAGCTCACAGCCTGGGACGATGTAAACCTGATTGCAACGCTTTCAGAGCCGGTCACATTTGGCGCAGGCACACACTATATGGCTTTGCGTAAAAGAGACGGCGCTGTAGATGGTCCGATTGCTGTAACTGCTGGCGTAGATGCATATCACGTAGTTTTCTCAGTAGCACCATCAATCACGCCTGATATTGGTTTAACCAGGGAACGTACGCATTTCGCTTTTGGCGCAGCAGATGCCATGTACATTGAGGCCAAGGTTCTCGGTATCAAACCACGCAGCCTGGAGCGGGTTGAGATCAGTGCAGTGGTCGAGTCAGATGCTGTACACACAGCAGATACCGGAACACCGCCCGGTGAAACTGCATGGCAGCTTGAAACAAAAATAACGGTACCAGTCATTGCTGGATTGCTAGTGCGCTCTGATCCAACGGCGGCTGAAAAGATGTTTTTATCCTGGCAGCCAGCTGCTGGAGCAGATCATTACCTGATTGAGGTATCAGACTCAGGTAATGGCTGGACGCGCGTCGGTGAGACCTCAGTTGCAAATTACACCACCGTTGCACCATATGGAGCACGCACCATCATTCGTGTCGCCGGTGTCGGCGCAGTGCGCGGTCCTTGGGTAGAGATTAATTATGGCAGCAGCGCTGCTTATATGTACAGCGGTACCGACAGCAACCTGATGTGGGATGCCGTCGATACCACATTAATGTGGAGATACTAAAATGCCAACACCATTACCAGCGGCAACTGACTTTACCGGGGCATCGATCACCGAAGGTGCATTTAAAACAGCAATGACTAACCAGCGCGGATTTCTGGCTGGGTTATTGGGGACAACAGGTGGTGTAGATGCAGCACAGGCGGCGCTCGGCGCATTAGGTGGCCAGACTGTTGCAAAAACTGCGGCCTATACAGTACTTGCTGCAGATCGCGGTAAGGTATTTGATTGCAGTGGAACGTTTACCCTCACTTTGACTGCGGCTGCTACGCTAGGTAGCGGATTCAGTTTTATTGTAGTCAATAGCGGATCCGGCACAATCACCATTGATCCGAATGCATCCGAGACAATTAATGGCGCGGCTTCTATCACAATAGCCGCAGGCTTCTGGGCAATAGTTACCTGTAATGGCACCTCATTTAGATCATTTGGTGATACAGCACCAGCTGCTGGTGGCATGACGCTGCTCGGTACTTTGACGACTACCAGTGGTACTACTCAAACGCTTTCAGGCTTAGATTTAACAGGGTATAAATTCCTGCGTATTGTGGCAAATAATGTATCTCATAACGGTGGAACAAATGGATCGCTAAATTTGGGTGGCAAAGCAATATCTAATACACCAGCAGCAGCAGCACCTTTATTTGGTTATTGTGATATTGACTTATCTACTGGAGTATTCGGATCTAATATTTCAAGTAGTGCTTCAATGCCGCAGCCTGATATTTGCACCATCACAACCGCCTCAACAT